AGGTAATACAAATCCTTTTGGAACTCCTGATCCAAATGCAGAATTTCCCCAAGAACAGTATTCTATTGATCGTAAAGCTGCTGAAAATAGAAATGTTGTAGAGTTTGAACTTGCTGCACCCACTGATCTCGCTGGAGTTCGTATTCCAGGCCGTCAATGCACTCGTTCAGTTTTTCCAGCCGTAGGTACATTTGCAGGATGACTTGGAAATATAAAGCACTACTTCATGCTCAACGAGAAGATCCAAAAGAATCTTGTGGACTTTTGCTAAATGTAAAAGGTAAAGAAAGATACTATCCTTGCCGTAATCTTTCAATGACAGACCATCAATGTTTTATTATCGACCCAGAAGATTATGTAAAAGCAGATAATACAGGAGAAATAGTTGGAGTAGTTCATAGTCACCCGATAACACCACCTGCTCCTAGTCAAGCAGACAGAATTGGTTGTGAGAATAGTAAGTTACCATGGCATATTGTTAACCCAAAAACTCAGCAATGGGCATATTTAGAACCTTGTGGATACAAAGCACCTCTTTTGGGTCGTCAATGGGTATGGGGAGTAACAGATTGTTGGAGTCTAGTTAGAGATTGGTATAAACAAGAAAGAAACATAGAGCTAAGAGATTGGGAAAGACCAATAACACTAGAAGAGTTTTTAAAAGATCCTATGTTTGAAAGATGTGCATGGCGAACAGGTTTTAGAGAACTAAGACCAGAGGAAGGTTTAAAAAACGGTGATTTATTATTTATGAGTATTATTAATCCTGGATTAAATCATGTAGCATTATTTTTTGATGGAGATGTTATTCATCATTTAACCGATAGACTATCTTGTAGAGAACCATATTCTGAATGGTTGCTAAAATGTACAGGAAAGAGGTTACGTTATGCTTCGTAAAGTAAAGCTGTATGGCGAGTTAGCTAAATTTGTTGGTCATAAAGAATTTGATGTCAAAGTAGACACAGTTGGTAAAGCAATAAGTTTTTTAGTTCACAATTTTCCAGAAATACAAAATCACATGAATCCGCAATATTATCAAGTAAAAGTCGGCAATTTTGACGTAGATAAAGACGAAATACACTATCCAATAGGTAAAGAAGATATACACTTTATTCCTGTAATTAAAGGAGCAAAAAGAGGTCTTGGAAAGTTTTTATTAGGTGCAGCTATGATAGGTCTTGCTATTGCTATGCCTGGTGCTCAATTTAGTGGGTTAGGATTTAAAGCTGCAACAGGGTTTAGTGCGTTTCAAGCAACAATTGGAAACATCGGAATCGCATTAGCTCTATCAGGAGTATCCGATATGTTATTCCCTTTACCTCAACCTCAAAAATTTAGCTCAGAAGAAGATCCACAGCTATCGTTTAGTTTTAGCGGAGTACAAAATACATCAAGAGCAGGAACACCTGTTCCAATAGTGTATGGTGAAATATTTACAGGAAGTGTTGTAATAAGTGCAGCAGTAGACACTAACCAAGTAGAAGTATGACAGACGAAATTAAAATTATTAGAGGTGCTAAAGGTCCAAAGCCACCCCCTGCTCCTTATCGTGCTCCTGATACTTTACATAGTAGGCAATTTGCTACTGTTCAAGATTTAATATCTGAGGGAGAAATTGAAGGGTTTGCCAGTGCCTCAAAGGAAGAACATACTAAAGGAACTACAGCATACGAAAATGCAAGTTTAAAAGACGTTTTTCTTGACGACACTCCAATATTGCAACCAAATGCCTCAAGTACAAATCCAAGTGATGAGCAATTTAATTTTAAAGATGTAACTTTTAAATCTAAATTTGGAACGTCAAATCAAACTGCAATGAGTGGGATTCCTGCCGAGAGTAGAACACCTGTTGGAGTTCAAGTAGAAGTTGAAAATGATGATTTAGCGACTACTTGGACAGCTATTGATGATGGTGCTGGAAATTTAAGTGGTAAAAACTATACAGTTAACCAAATAGTTAAATCTGGCAATGATGCAGCAAGTGATTTAATTGTTTTTAAATGCACAACAGCAGGGCAAGCTGGAACTACTGAACCTGCTGCTTTTTTGACTGCTTCTGTTGGACAGACAATTACTGATGGTGGAGTTACATGGACTGCACAAACTGTCGGATTAACTGGTGCAGTAACTAGACAGATTACAAATACAGATGTAGATGCGGTAGTTGTTACTTTAACTTGGCCTCAAATTCAAATTTTCCAGGATAATGGAGATATTAGAGGAGATACAGTTAAGTATGCAATTCAAGTAAGAAATGACTCTGATGCTTTCGCGACTAGGATTGAAGCGTCTGTAACTGGTAGAACTGCTGATGCTTACGCAAGAGATCATCGAATAGAGTTAACCAGTGGATTCACTACTGTAGATATAAGAGTGCTTAGAATAACACCAGATAGCACAGTATCTACTAGGGTTAACGCTTTTCAATTTACAAGTTTTCAAGAGGTTCTTGATAATACTTCAACTTACCCTAATAGTGCTTACACGGCTCTTCGTTTCGATAGTAAACAATTTAATCGTATTCCTTCTAGAAAGTACAGAATTAGAGGTATAAAAGTAAGGATTCCAGGAGCAGGAGCATCTGGAACGGGAACTCCAACAGTTGATATTCAAACTGGAAGAATTGACTATCCAAGTGGCTACGTTTTTAACGGAGTAATGGGAGCAGCAGTTTACACAAATTGTCCAGCCATGTGCTTACTTGATTTACTTACAAACACTAGATATGGATTAGGAAATCATATAGTTGATAGTAATTTAGATTTATTTAGTTTTGTAGCTGCTAGTAAGTATGCAAATGAATTAGTAGATGATGGGCAAGGTAGCACAGAAGCAAGATTTAGCTGTAACGTAAATATTCAAAGTCCAAAAGAAGCATTTGAAGTAATAAATGAATTGTCTGGTGTTATGAGATGTATGCCAATATGGTCTGCTGGAGGAATTACTTTATCTCAAGACAAACCTACAACTCCAAGTTATTTATTTAATTTAGCTAATGTAGGAGAATCAGGATTCAGCTATCAAGGCAGCAGCTTAAAAACTCGACATAGCGTCATTTCGGTAAGTTACTTCAATATGGATTCAAAAGAAGTCGATTTTGAAGTTGTTGAAGATGCAACAGCTATAAATAAATTTGGATCAATCTTAAAACAAATAAAAGCATTTGCTTGTACGAGTAGAGGTCAAGCTGCAAGATTAGGAAGAGCAGTTCTTTTTGCTGAACAAAATGAATCAGAAACCGTTACTTTTTCTACTTCAATAGACTCAGGAGTTCTTGTAAGACCTGGAAATGTAATAGAAGTAAACGATCCAGTAAGAGCAGGAACTAGACGAGGTGGTCGAATTGTAGCTGCTGCATCAACAACTAGCATAACCATTGATGCTGAGTCTCAAACTTCTTTAACTACTCGTGATAGCGATGGAAACCTAAATTCTGGTCCTGGATTAACTGTCCAGCCCACCATATCAATTATTATGCCCGATGGCAGTGTAGAGACAAAAACTATAACAGCAGAATCATCAGGAGTCTGTACGTTAGATTCAGCTTTGTCGACTACTCCAAATGTAAATGCACCTTATGTTATTTCAAGTACAACTCTTCAGACTCAGTTATTTAGGGTAATTCAAGTAGAAGAACAAGACGGTATTAACTACACAATAACAGCTTTAAGTCATGTTCCAGGTAAATATGCCTTTATTGAAGATGGAACGATACTTCCTACTAGAACAATATCTCTATTAAATCAACCAGCACCGCCTCCAAGTAACTTAACTATTACAGAAACAACAATAGTAATAAATAATATAGCTAGAAGTAAACTTATTGTTGATTGGCAGCCAGTAGAAGCGGTTACACAATATCTTGTTAATTACAAGTTTGAAGATGGTAACTATGTATCTCAAGTAGTTTTTGCCTCAGATTTTGAATTATTAGATACTCCTATAGGACTCTATACATTTCAAGTATTTTCTTATAATGCTGCTTTAGAATTATCTACTAATCCAACTGAAAAAACATTCAATGCTATTGGTAAAACAGCTTTACCTGATAATGTGCAAAATTTAACTATTGAGCCTGTTAATGAACAGTTTGTAAGATTAAGATTTAGTCAATCAACTGCTGTAGATGTTTTGCATGGAGGTCGGGTGTATGTGAGACATTCTAATTTAGCTTTAAATTCAGCGTCTTTCCAAGCAGCACAAGATGTTATTGAAGCTGTTGCTGGTAATGCAACAGAGGCAATATGTCCAGCTTTAGCGGGAACATACCTTGTTAAATTTCAAGATGATGGTGGAAGATTTAGTCAGACAGAAGCAAAAGTAAGTTTATCTGTAGTTCAAATTACAGATGAAATAATAGTAAAAGAAGACAGAGAAGATACCGACACACCTCAGTTCAATGGTACAAAATCTAATGTTCAATATGATGGCAATAAAGGTGGCTTGGTTCTAACTAACCCAGTAAATAATGCCACTGGTACTTATGACTTTGTAGAAACTTTAGATCTTGGAGCAGTATTTTCTTTATCAATAACAAGACATTTTCAAGGAGTTGGATTTTATACTGGAGATCTTTTTGATAACAGAACAGAACTAATAGATACCTGGACAGATTTTGACGGTAGCGTGGCTAATGATGCAAATGCAAGACTATCTGTAAGAACTTCTACTGATATGAGTTCTTATTCAGATTTTAATGATGTTGCAAATGGTGTTTTTAAGGGCAGAGGTTTTCAATTCAGAGCAACACTTGAGACTACTGATACTGCACAAAATATAAATTTACAAGAATTAGGTTATAAAGCAATCTTAAAATCCAGAACAGAGCAAAGTGCTGTTATTACATCTAATCAAGGTGCAACTTCCGTTAATTTTGCAAATAGATTTTTTGTAGGAACTTCTGGTTTAGGTAATCAAAATAATTTTCTTCCTGTTGTTAATATCTCTCCTCAAAACATGGGGTCAGGTGACTACTACGAATTATCTAGCATATCTGGCACTGGTTTTATAGTTCATTTTAAAAACTCAAGTAATGCTAGTATTAGTAAGAACTTTACCTATAGTGCTGTTGGTTTTGGTAAAGGAGGTTAAACTTAGTAAAAATAGTATTTAACTATGGCTGACGTTGCAAATTACACAATAGAAAATAACTCAGGAGCAAATGTAAGAATTGATCTTAACAATGTGTTTGGTGCAATTCAATCAAGCAACTCAAAAGCAACAGATTTAGCAACAAGTCAATGTGTCCCTGGTATGCCGTTTTTAAATACAACCTCAAATGTTTTAAAAATTAGGAATAGTAATAATACTGCTTTTACTAGTATTGGAAATATTGACCAAGCAAATTTAGGTTTACTTCCTGCAACTGGAGGCACGATGACAGGTGTTTTACAGTGTGCAACAGGAGCAGCTAACGCACCATCGTTACATTTTGGATCTAGTGGCACTGGTTTTTATCAAGATGCTGCAAACATAGTTGGTTTTGGAGGTGCTGGTAATCTTTCTTTAAAATTTTCAAATAATGGAATTGATTTTATAGGAGCAAGACCAGCAAGATTTTTTGATTCTGATTCTTCTCATTATGTTGCATTGCAATCTAGTGGAACTATTACTACCAATAGAACAATTACTTTACCAAATGAATCTGGAACCATATTAACAAGTGCCTCAACAATTCCAGCAAGTCAGCTTAGTGGTGGCTCGATTACTATTGGAAGCACCTCTACAAACTTAGGTGCTGCTGCAACTACTATTACTGGATTAACGTCATTATCAGCAACAACATTAAGCGGAACTAACGTAAGCGGAACTAATCTTAAAGGTACTAATTTTCAAGACGCTTCTGGTAATAATGGTTCTACTGCTGTCCAAATACAACAAGGAAGAGCAAAGGCTTGGGTAAATTTCAATGGAACTGGAACAGTCTCAATAAGAGATGATTACAATGTTACAAGTATTACGGACCACGCTGCTGGACAATATACTGTAAATCTTGAAAGTGGTGCTGTTGCAAATAGCAATTATTCAGTTGCATTGACTACGGAATCAAATAATAATGCACTATCTACAGCAGGTAGACCTTTAATTCAAGCTAATAACAGACAGTACGATACCAGTGGTTTCCGAATATGCAACAGTAATGTTAGTGTTCAGTCAGCTAGTGATCCTAAGACTTTTTGTGCTATTGTTCTTGGCGATTAATTGTAGCTAAGATATACTAAAAGAAAAAAGTTATGGCTAATTCAGATAAAAGAATTGTTTATATTGAAGAAGATGGAAGTATTGCTATCATCTGTCCTTCTGATAAATGTGGTTTAACTGTTGAAGAAATACAAGCTAAAGATGTACCAGATGGATTAACTTCCTATATAATTGATACAACTGAGATTCCAACAGATCGAAGTTTTCGTAATGCTTGGACTTACACACCTTAATTAATTATGGGATTTGGAGTAGACATGGCGAAAGCCAAAGAATTGCATAAAAACAACATTAGAGGTGCAAGATCTTTGAAGTTTCCTGATCTTGATGTTGAATTTAATAGAGCACAAGAAACAGGTGCAGATACAACCGCTATTGTTGCGAAGAAACAAGCATTAAGAGATGCTCCTGCTGATTCTGCTATTGATGCAGCAACTACAACGGATCAGTTAAAGGCTCAATGGAATACAGCAATTCTTGGTGAATCTCCTTATACCTAATGGCAATTTCTCCTGGAACATACAATATGACGATCCAAAGAAGATCGGATCATAATATTCAGCTTGTTTTTAAAGATTCTAATAATGATGCGATAAATTTAACTGGATTTACCGTA